TTTTTCAGCTTGAATGGTTATCGAACCAGCAGTAGTAATCGCATGTTTATTTTGCAAATTACAAGTTTCAGTAAGTGTAGTCCCAGCTTGAATCGTAACCGTAACCGCATGTGCTATTAAATCAGGCATATCTGCAATCATGGCTGCCCAAGTTGCATAATCTCCAGTAGCCCCTATAGTTTTATTCCAAGCGGCTATGGTTTTGGTTGGGAGATTCGGCACGTTGTTTAAATCCTGATTATTCCAATCAAAGGCGGCTGTGGCCTGGCCCGATAATTGAGCTAAAATCTCAGCGTCTGTCCTTGTTTCTAATCCGGCAGCAGTCGCCCTGGCTATATCGCCGGCTGTAAGTCCTGCGCCCATATCCACTTCTAAAAGGTTATCATCAGCTATGCCTATATCCTGCTCTGCCAGTACATTCGTGCCTATCACAAGCCCTAATTGAGTTCGCATAGCGGCATAATTAGCAGCCCCCAGGTATGTTTGAATATTCGCTGAGGGAGTTATGCCCGCATAAGTGTCTAAATCTGCATCCCACGCCTGGACATTCGTTCCTATCACCCAGCCCACTATACTCGCTGGCGTTAAAGCCCCGCACCCTAACGTGCCAATGTTTGACAGATTTTGAGCGTTCCAGTCAAACGCAGCTCCAGCAGCTCCTGATAAAGAAGCAAGAACTTGCGCTGCTGTCCGATATAAAATATCAGTTCCATCTGACCCAAGAAATGTATTAACTGCCCCAATATCTAACTCATCCCATTTGGGGGTTGCATTACCATAAATAATTGACCCTCTCGTTACTCCGTCTGCAACTGAATCAAGATGAACATCCCCATCTAAAATATTATGTGCGGCAATACCTCCTCCGCCCTGCCGCACATCTCGCAATTGTAGTTTAATATATTTTAATTCGTTTTTGATCCGCCTTATCTCATCAGCTACATTCATAGCAATTTGATCCCCCGCACCAGAGTTTTAAGTGTCATTGTCCATTCGTTTAAATCATTTGTACCCCGGACTATTTGAAGGTTTTGCAGGCTGGTATTTGCAATCTTAACAAAGAAACAATAAGGATAATCGTCATGGGGAATAAAGACAAATCGACCAGCCGCCCCGCCAATACTACGGAAAAATGTTTCAAGGTCATCTATATTTGCCGGGTTGTTCAAATTCTTAATCTTAATATTAAATTCCTTGCAGTCGGATAAATAATAATCCCAATTCTGCCCGAAATAAGTCTTCTCTTCAGCAATAGAAAAATTGAGATTTTGACTCCAATCCGGCTGTACGTATCCATTTGCAAATTCTGCGTGTTGACCGAAAACCAGCTCTCCTATTTGCGGGAAAGTCGTATGATCCGGATCATTGATATATATCTGCCACCATTGATAAGTTTGATCTAAATGTTCATATAATGAATAATCTTGCAATGTCAGATTTTGAGTATAAGTAGGCACACCCCAGGCGCCTCCATCTAAAGCCTGAATCTGGAAACTAAAAGCACCCGTCCCTACTAAGTCGTGGTTAAAGATTGAAATATGAGTCACTCTCTGAGCATCCGCCCAATGAAGTCTAATATACTGTGCTACGTTTGAAGTAAACCTGAATGGCTTTGAAGGCCGGTTATTATATAGATGCTCTGCTATATATATCGCATCCTCTCCAGGAAGTGAAATAGAATCCAGCGAATCACCATCTAATAAATTTGTTGCTACATATTTGAATGCCATTTTATGTTATCCCTAATATTTCTTTCATTTTTGTCTTTTCAAAATTCGCCTTTAAAGCTGATAAAATCTCCGGCAGCATTCTTTGGCGGGTATAATCCCTGTCTGTGATGATAGTTCCGTTTAGATTGACAGTGTTGTAAACTGTAACATTTGAAGAGGGCTTTGATTTCCCCCTCTCTGATACAGGATGAATGCTTACATCTTCCGGGCCAGCCTCGCCCATAAGCGCCATCATGGGTTGATTAACAACGCCTTCAAATCCTTCAGCAAATTTTTTCCCTTTAAAATCAGAACCGCCATCTTTATTTGATGAGAAGTTTTTTCCAAAATCTTTCATGCCACCTTCGATATTGTTTCCTAATCTACCTATACTACCCGCTATATTGTTCCCAAGCCCGCTTATGCCGCCTGCGATATTTCTCCCCAAGTTGTCCATTACACCCGATCTAAAGACATCAACATAAACCGTTCCCTTTTTTGTCAACGCTTTTACTGTTCCTTCTGTCGCTTTACGAATATCATGCAATACGTCTATTATGGATTTAAACCCGGTCTGGAATTTGGCATTGTGCCAATTGGCGGAATCAAGCTTCAAATTTATTCCGTTTAACTGTGTCTGCATAGTTTCAAGAAGCTTATTTGTATAATCACCCGCACCGCCTCCGCCACCAGAACCAAAGAGCGCTTTGACCGCCATAAATCCCGCATAAAGGGCAATGGCAGCCGCGCCTATTGCCAATATATGAGGTAACGCCCCAAAGAGTATCTTTGCTGCTGCTGCGACCCCTTTTGCAATAGCCGGTAAAATTGAAGCTACGCCTGTAGCCAGGCCTGTGATTGCTGACCCAAGCGAGGCCGCTCCGCCTGCAAGCGTTGATATGGCTGATCCTGCTTTAGATGCACCCGAAATAATACCACCTACAAAATCAGTCGCAAATTTAGAAATAAGCTGGCCAAGCATATCGGTAAATTGGACAACAACGCCATCCCAAACACCTTTTAACCCATCTTTAATCGATGTCGCTCCTCTCAAAACCTCGCCCATTGTGGAAGCCCATTTAGTCTGCAACCCGTCTGCCATATCTTCCCAAAGCGATTTGGCTTTTGTTGTAGTGTTCTTAGTTTCTTCTAAAAACTCTCTTTCTCCTATCGTTAAATCTTGCAAGCTTCCCTGTACGTTATAAGCAACTCCAGCTAAATCACGCATAGCAGGAATAGCCGTAGCTTGAATTGAGGTTCCCATCCACTCAATAACATCTGACATATCACGGCCAGCCCTACCAAAATCATTGACTATAATTTCTGACACTTCAGTAATTGTCTTTCCAAGCGGTTCAAGTCCTTTGTCATTCAACTCAACAATTGCAGTCGTAGTCTTTTTTGCCATATCAGCAAGCTTTTGTTTATATTCTGCAAGAAATTTTACCCTTCCCGCCAGTTTTTCTGTAGTTTCTCCGGTCAGCTCTGCCTTACTCTGGAATAATCCTAAATTATCAATAGCATTACTAAACCCATCAACTAAATGCTCATTTATGCTTTTCCCCAAAAGCTCTATCTTGCCTATAGCTTTCCCCACTTCCCAACCGGCAAATGCTGCCATTGCAACTGCAGGTAAACTTTTTAGTAATCCAGATACACCGCTTACAGAAGATTTCAAAGTTGCCAATGAAGGCACTAATTTTAGGAACCCCTTTCTAACTAAGGGCAAAGCTTTAATTAATCCAGGTAACGCCATCATAAGCGGGCCAAGGGCAACCATTAAGGCCCCAAAAGCCACCGTTGCCTTCGCAATTATCGCCGTAAGCTTTGGATGTTCTTTTATCCACTCGCTCAATTTTGTGACTATTTTACCCGCGCTCAGAACTAAATCGCCCAATACCGGGGCTAGGCTGTCTCCTATTCTTTGCGTTAAGACTGATGTCATTTGCCCCAACTGGCTCATATTAAATCCAGTCTTATTTATGCCCTCTGACATTTCCTTAAACGCCTCATCCATTGCACCGGCGCTGTCATTCATTTTTATTAACTTCTGGTCAAATACCTCAGCCTGGCCACCCGTCAATGCAAAAACAGCAGGGAGCGCTCTTATATTTGGAACCAATTTCCCAACGCTCTCTACGCTGCCATCTGTAGTTTTTACCAATGCCCGCATTGACCCAACCAAGCCGAGTTCCTTGACCATAGTTTCAGCAGAAGTATATCCTAATTTACTAATTGCCTTTGCCATATCAGTCGATGGTTTCATTATGGAATTCATCGCAGCGAATAATTGAGTTGTAACCATCGTTGCATCGCCGGTCACACCAGTGAGCGTAGCAAATCCTGCAAAAAGCTCCTCTTGAGTAACGCCTAGCTTAGCGGCGACCGGAATTGCCCGGCCCATACTTCGAGCAAGTTCAGGGAAAGTAGTTTGCCCTAATTTTACAGTCTGAAAAGCTAAATCAGCGACCTTCTTTGTCGATTCAGAAGATACGTCTCCATATCCTTTCATCACAGCGCTTGTGAGATAAATGGCATCTGTCGTTGTGGCCATGCCAGCAGCGGCAGCCAAAACATTTGTTTCAAGAATTTCAGCGGTCTCTGCAGTGTCACCAAATGCTGAGATTACCTGATACAAACCATCGGATATATCCTTTGTACTTTTACCAGTTTCCATTGCTAAATCTTGCACGCCTTCTTTTAACTCCAAGATTCGCTTAGTGCTATTTGGAACGAGGGTAGCAACATTCGCCATCTGTTTATTAAAGGATATCGCTGATTTTACGGCCAGCCCGAAAGCTCCAACTATAGCTCCCCCGGCTATAGTCATAGTCCGCCCCATGTGTTTAATCTTTGCTGAATTTGTATCTACATATTTACCGAGGTCCTTAACGCCTTTTTTTACAACCTTGACAGAGGCATCAAAGCCTTTTTTATCAAGAATTAATTTTGATACAATAGATCCGGCATCGAATGACATCTTTATCCTCTTCTTTTAATTTTAAGGCTTTCCCAATTCTCTTTAATCATCCTATTTATCGTTCCTTCAATTTGGTGTAGTTGGCCTTGTAAATTATTAATCATTATGCTGAAATTCTCATTTGTTCCTAATGTTGACAGCCTCGTAGCATAAAGGCCATCAAGTTGCTTAATTATATTTTTCTTTTTCGCCTCCTTCACCCAGAAAACTAAATCTCTGACATCAAGCTCCAGAAGATCCTCATAGCCGAATAAGCCAGGGAAAGCATCAGCGATTAATGCTATTCTGCTTCCGCTGGCTTTGATTCGTTTTTTTCTTCTGATTCCTTCTCTTTTTCCGATGGATTAAGCTCATTTGAAATAAACTCTATGGTAGCTTTAAGATCGCGTAAGTCAATTTTCTTGGCAACTTCCTCTTTGATTCCAGTATAAATAACTAGCTGTTTAATTAAAGCAGAGATAGGGTTTCCTCTCAGCTTCTCTTCGTCTTTTACGGTTCCCTGTATCTTTTCCATTGATTCAGATGAGGCATTAACCGGATACACTTGTCCATCAAGTTCAATCTCGATAGGGCCATAGATAGATTTTTTTGTACTTATTACAAGTTTTGACATTTCAGCTCCTCTTTATCTTGCTCCCATGCGCCACATACCCCGTACTTGTCTGCTCTCATCATCCGGGAATGATTTGAAAACAACATTAGTTACCCGCTGATCAGCATTATTATACTGCCACTCAAGATTTGATTTCGGATATGCTCTGTGAATATGCAGCCATTCAGCCGGAGTTAAAGACGGAACATTGTCAACTATTGGCTTTATCAGCAGTTCTTTTGAAAGCGGAAATTGATTCCCGCCTACCCAATTCGTAACCTTTAGATTTGCAGCCCCTGCGGTTGAGCCTTTAATAGCAACCTGAAGCTGTGCAAGCGAGCTGCGAGTCATTGGGAGCGTAGCCAGAACTGTTCTTCCGGTATGCACCCCATCAACAATAGTTATCCCGGCCTGGTCTTCATGAATATCCTCATCGGCAACTTCATCTCCGAATGTCACCCCTCCAAAAGTTGGATTGAGTTCAATGTTGGCTCCGGCCGGATTTACTGCGTTTATCGGATCCCAAATAACGCTGCAGGGTCCTAAATCTCTGTTCGGATTTGGCATTTTAACCTCCTAAAAATTTTAAATCTATACTCATGCAGGACATAAATCGGTTTATCCTGCTATGCGTTTCTAATGCGAAAAATGTAATTGCAACTAAATTCATACCTTCCCTTCTCATCCTGGCCTATATATTGAGGGTCTGATATAGCCTCAATAGTCATGACCTCATAATCCTGGACTGCCGGGGCGATTGCTGCCAGTGTATGTCCTGCCATTCCATAGGCTCCTGTGTGCAGAGCATCAAATACTTCCCTAGCATCTGCGCGGGCTGTGAAATACGTCTTTGCCCTGCTTAATACCTGGATCATTTTGTCAACTCTATCGGTTAAATCAAAGTGCAGGCTTCCTCCTCCTGTTTCCAGTATGCAAGTACAGCGATCCGGGGCATCCTGCAGCCTGTGGCCTTCAAATAGATTTGTTCCTATAGTGAAGGATGGGGCTGTCTGCAATTCGATAAACTTTGCTATCTCTTTTACCATGATTTCCCGCCAGCTTTTATTGTTTCAGCGACAATGTGCATATACTTATCTTTCTTACTAACCATTTTAGATTCAAGGAATTTCGGGCCAGGATTTTTAGCACCTGTTCGTGTATAATTAAACTCTCCCGGCTCCGCCTCGTGCTGCCTTGCTGCATAGTTAATATTAAATCCTGCTTTAGTTGATACGTCTTTTCTAGATTTTTTAGCCTTTTCGACAATCCTTGAACCCCTCAAATCACCTTTTAAAAAAGGGGCTTGAGGTGGTAAATTTATTGCATCATGTATCAAGCTTTTTCCTGCGGCAAATAAACCTTTACCAGCTAATTCTGGAATAGCTGTATCTACTATTTTAGTAAAATCTTTCAAGAAATCATCCGGGTCAATAAAAAAGCCTGTTTTTTTATTCATTATGCTAAATGCACCTCTTGATGATTCTCTGCAAAATCTTTACCTTGCGTTATATCTAAAATAGCATACTCAATGCCATCCCCATTTATGTCATAAATTCTATCTTTATGATTTAACTTGCGGCTATAAATAACATAAACTATTCCCCTTGAAATAACCTGTTCTCCAGATATGTCTCTTATTAGATGAGTTTTCCAATCCACATAAGCCTTCATTTCAACATCTAATGTCGCTACCGGCTCACCATGAATATCATGCCCCTGGTCAAAAAGGACGGTAATATCATCAATCATATATGCTCTTATCATCCGAATCTCTCCGTTGCTCTCAGGACAATCTCAGAGGTCGGAGCTGCTGAATGTTGACAACGGGGGTGGTAAGGTGGCCATTCTGTCAATAGCGGATAAGTTTGGCTTTTCCCGGAGATGGAATAAATATTCCCCTCGAATGGCAAGCAGATTTCAGTCATTGTACCGTGATCTGATATTTCGATTAAATCATTTTCATATTGTTCACAGGAGTTTTTAACAGCTTCAGATTGTAGCTTTCTTATTCTAGTAGATGAAACCGTCTCTGCATATTTGATTAGATTATAATTCCGCCCATTTATATTGATAAACTTTTTCTCATATAGCTCCCGGTTAAAATGCTTTCTTATTAGCTGGTTAAGCTCGCCCCTTGATTGCCCCTCCCGGATAGCATCATCTAAAAGACCTGATATTATCTCCTCATCGGCTAGATCAAATGCCTGAATCTGTTGAATCCCTATATTTGCTTGTTTTGCTAAAGTTAGAAAGGTTGCGATATTACGATTTATGCTTTGATTAGATTTGATTAAATCAGCAGATGTTAAATTTATGGAATCCATTACTGATAACTTATTTTTTGAATTATCAAAAAAGGGATCCTTCTCTGCGCCTATCTTATTTAATATCTCAACTGATTTTAAATAGCTCTCCTCATAAGCTGTAGGAATAGTTTTATTTGTCCACCTGATAGCAAGCCTATTAAGCCTATTTACAATTATTTTTACTTTCTCTTCAGTCTTAGCTGCCGTAGATTCCTTATAGCCTAAAAAATCTATTTTCAGAAGCTCATTTAATATAGACTTTTCCGCATCCGCATAGATCCGCTTCAATATAGCAATCTCTTTCCTATTCGGGATTAAGGCAAATTTATCGCTCAAGTCCCCTCCCCTTCGTCTATATCATCATCCTCGACCCGCTCAATTCCAACGGCATAGAATCCACCTGTTGCAAATTCAACAAGCAAATCCTCAACGATAGGCGGGAAAGGTAGCTTATCCAGCATATCCTTATCATACTTTTCCTTAACTATCCCAGCCTCTACGACTCCCTGCGCCTGTATGCCCTTGCGCCTGTCCTCATCAGCTAAATGCAAGGCAAAATAATAAGCCAGCTCGCTCTGGATTATAATCAGCTTAACCAATTGTGCGGCCGTCTCTGTGCCTGCAACTGGAACTGTTACTCCCGGATGATAATAAATTCTATTATATGCCATATTTAAGATTTTATTCTTGAGGTCATCCGTAGCAATAGCATCCCAATGGGTCGTTACGTATCTCTCATCGGCAAAATATGCCACTGCCTGGGCGAGCGTTGCCCATCCTTTTTCTGGTACAGCCATTTAAGCCTCCCATACTTTTCTTAGTTTTTTTGTCTTCCAGTCTCCATACCTCGCCTTGAGGTATTCTTCAACAGGATGCGGAGCGTTATAATCCCTGCCCTTATATGTCACTTTGTCAAAAGATTGCAAATATTTTTGATCAATGAGCGGAAGGTGGAACTTAAAGAAGATATCAAGTAGGATTCCATATTTGAGAAAATGTCTGTTGATGTCATATGTCCGCTTGTATATGAATCCGTTCTTGACTAGCTCTGCCGTAAGCTCATCAATTCCACTTAATATCCCGACATCAATATCATTGTCGCCTATTATATATATATCACCTCGCACAAAACCCAAACAAGTGCCGAAAAGAAGAAATGTCTTGATTCCCAGCGTCTCCGCTATGTCCCAGTATTCATTTAGCAATTTGTCCGCAGTATCCGGAATTTTGAAAGGATCGATATTTCTATAAGGATGAAACCTACTCATATTTTTTCCTCTTTTATCTTATTTTTTATTGCCATTGGATTCCACTTACTCCAGTGGGCAATTTTCCCTGAGACATACTCTGCGTAATATTTTTGGTCTGGGGTCAGGTTCTCGGAACCAAAATACCAATCCAAATGTCTCGCTGAATATGGAGATAGAGTCCTGATCCCTTTCCTTAATCTTGCCCAACGCTTTCCAGCCCTATTCATTGCAAAAGTGGTGTCAATGGGAGCAAAAATGAATCTTATGGTTTTGTCTTTATATTGAACAATGTTCACTTTCCTTGAGTGAAAATTGACATGCAAGCTAGTGGAAAGCAATTCTTTTTTTCTCGGATAATGATCCGGGATATCATCTATTCTAAGCATCGGGCCGACCACGCTAATCTTAGGCAAATTCTCTAAGAGATAACTGTAAACTCCCAAAATATCCCCATCAACATTATCTAGGGCTACGTCAGGATCGGTCACTACATAATTACTTTTGGGGTGACTCTTGAAATAATCCTGAATACATTCATTAGCTTTATTAAGTTCAGGCGGACTGGTAATTCTTTCCTGCCAATATACTTTAACTTTTTCGTTTTCTAAGTGTTGCAAAAATTTTACGGTAGGCTCATATGTTGAACCAAAATCTACAATGACAACCTCAAATGGCGTTTTGATATAATTATAGTAAGATTGCATTGACTTTTTCAAAACCTCTAACCTGTCGCATGTAATTATAAATATTGGTATCATAACATTAAGTCCTTATAATTTACCCCCAACTATCCCATAACGTTGTCGCCCCATCGATCTGAAAAATATAATATCCTCATAGATCATCACCTTTTTTGAATGGACAAGCCTCCAAAAGCTTATCCAAGTCTATTTGTATCCTATGTTCCTCAAATGAATTAAGAATAAAATCCATATTCATGCCATTATTCAAAATTAGGGGTTTATTATTTTCCCTATTCACAGATGAAAAATAGTCTCTGAATTTAAAGCCTTTTCCCACAACTTTGTCTGATAGTTCTATCCAGAGTGACGGAATTCCATAAGCATCTGCAACTATGATGCCATGAAGGGAGCTTGATATAATCTTCTCGCAACTATTTATTTCATCCATTACTTTATTCACAGGATCGCGCACATTTATGAAAAGTATATCGGATTTTTTTCTAAATCTATCTAATAAAATAGAATTCTGATCTACATAATGTGGTATTATTCCTAGTTTGAATTTATTTATAAAAATTGGTTTATAATATCTTGGGCATAAAAGGGCAGGATCTCCATAAATTTTGGGACAGTCGAATCCCTGATTAATTAATTGGGCTCTGGTTAATTTGCCACGCACAGCACAAATTTTCTTTGGTGTCCTTCTCATCCTTGAATCTAATGTCATGTATCCAGCGCCCCATACAACTGAATTAGAAGAAACTGCCTGAAGAATACTCCCAATAACCATATAGATAATCTCGCCTTCTGATGCTCGTATAATCTTTACTTCCTTGCCGCTTATAATTTCCGTGAGAAATGTACTCAAATTATCACCAAAATTATTACCAAGATATCTCTTTAAAAACATTATTGTTTTATTCTCCCTTTAATTATGTCCACATAAATATCAAAATCATCATTATCTGGAATCCATTGTTTTAGAATTTCATGGGATATATCAGGAGGATTCCAGCGGTAATGCCTAGCTTTTGAATCATGCCCTATTCTGCCAGGCCGTCCAGGCAAGCCTTTTATTCCCGCATATAATGACTCATTGTCATCGGTGAAAACAAATCCACGTTTGTTATTTTTGACTCTTCTCCAAATACTTTTATCTATCCGATCCGAACCGACATTCGCATGTAAAATCTTTTTAAATTCCGGTAGAAATGAATCTCGAAATGCCGTTTGAGCAAGAGAAGAATGCCATGTGTTCCTATTTTTATAATATCTGTTTGAAAATAAATGATAATATTTAGCTCTCGCAAGGCCCACAATTTCATGTTGGTTAAGTCGAAGCGACATTTCTGCCACATATTTAGGGGCGTAATATTCATCATCTTCAATAATTATAATCTTATTGCCCTTAATTAAGGGAAGGGCTGCCTCAAAATTACGGGTTAATGTGCATTGCGGATCATCAGGCTGTGGTTCTCTTCTCGTATATTCCATCGAAACATATGGCTTCATGGGTATTTTCCCATCATCAACAACAATCCATTGAAAAGACTGCAAGGTTTGTTTTTTCATCCAATTTTGGCAGAGAGCGAAAGCCAACGGCCTGTCTCCCGTAGGAGTAATAAGGGTAATCGTCTCTATCATCTCGACCTCTTGCATATAGAAATCTTCACATCATGTTTCCAGGCCACATAAGGAAGGCTTATCTGATCCCTGAATGAATACTTTTCAAGCTGCTCTAGCCATAGCTTTGAAAATTCTTTCAACTTTTTCGTATGCCGGCGGAATACAATAAACGTGGCATAAAGCCCATTTTGTTCTGGATAATTCTCGCTTCTATAGAAATCCAATTGCTTTAAAATAGTCGCCTTATTGCCTTTCCCTTTTTCAATGCAGGCTTTTCCTTCATCATAGATGCAGTTTCTTTCTTTATATATGTGTAGCCGTGTCGCAAAATCAGATTGAGGCCCCAAGCAACTTAGAAGATAATCGAAATCAACTTTTATCGGATGTGAATAGTCCACATAAGCGCTGTATTCATAGTTATCGAAAATCTCATCGGGAATACAGATTTTGATTAGCCTCTGTCTTCTAACCGATATAAGATGATCTAACTTCATCTTCCTTATTTGATAGAATTTGCTTTTGATATCCAGGTCTGTATAACAAAACCTGTCCACGTCTGGAATGGATATTCTATGCGATCTAGAAAATCTTGGCTTCCCGAAAAGTGCCGTGTAAAGCACGAATTTTTTCATCTCTTTCCTGCTATAAGATTGAAATCAACTCCCCACATATAACCTTTCTCCTCCCGTTCGCGCCGTATTGTATGGTCTCTATTTCTGATTTTTCGTGCCAGCCTCCATGTATCATCTTTCATTCGGAAATGTTTGACCTGACTCTCTCTTTCCGGAGGGAAAGCATATTTTCCCAGCGTTGTGACAGTCCGGTGAAGCTCCGAATCCCCAGCATAGTGTATGAAGTCGGGACATATTACTTGGCGGTCAGGGAAATGGTCGGCCAATTTGCGGCCAAAGAGGCCGAATGCCGACCTGTTTTTTTTCCCGATACTGACGACTCCAAACCCATCTGGGAAGCGCCTCTCCATAGTCTTCATGGCCTTTTCAATGCAATCGGGCGGGAAGATTAGATCATCTGAAGCATAGATGTAATAATCAGAATCAAATTCCTTCAATACCCGATTTATAGAAAATACCCAATCCATTCTCTTTTCATTTGAAATAACGGTAACTTGCAGTGTATCAAACTCTTTTTTAATCGCTCTATAAATCTCCTCATTGCCATCAGCAACCACAACCAGATGTATCCGCTTATACGTATTGGCTAAAATTGAGCGAATTGTACTCATCAATAAGCCCAGGCGCCCTGTGGAGCAGCTAGGAATGATTATCGTCACCTCATCGACTATCATTTATCCTCCCTTAAATTTAATTTTAGGATTATCTTTTATCATATCCATAAATAATACCTTCTCTTTTTTCCCGCTATGCTTCTGGCCACTATCAATGCGGGTATTGTACCAAGTTCTTGTAGCAAAAAAGTCGAATCCATATATAGTCAAATTCTTAAATTTGATATGCTTTATAAGGAAATTAAGCGCCATAAGCCCTGTTGTGGGGTTTATGGAGAGCTTCTTAAAAAGCGCATCCCAATCCTCGGTTGGATTCTGGATCGCATTTCTTAGGGTATACGGGCTTGCCAGCCTATAGCATTTTGTCATCCAGACTAAATGCTTTGGATTAAATCCAGTCTGGATATTCTTGCCGCTTATCCCGGTTGATGTAAATAGGATATCTGTTCTACTGCCTATGTGCTTCTCTTTTCCCTTCGGGATGCCCCTGTTCATCCTGCAAACTATATCATATGAGTCTATATCATGCGGTTTCAGTAAAATGGAGTTTGCATTCCCCAGCAGGCAGATTCTTTTATCCTTACAGAACTCTTGAATCTCTATAAATGATTGTTTCATTGTATATTTAAACTGCTTCGTTTTGGTTTTCTTATACATCCGGCTTAATTGATAATGCTCTACAACCGGCATGCCTTTTAATTCAGTCCGGCCGCCTGATATATAGCAATATTCAACCGGCAGCTCTTTCCAGATAATATTGTCCTTCTCCTTATCAAATACAGCCCTTAAATTCTGCTGTGGCATATGGGTATCAGGATGCAGCCGGTCTTCCTCTCGCCATTTATTAACAATATACCGGGATCCTCTTGTGTTGCCAAAATACAGCGTCCCGGAAAGAAGCTCTTCCCCATTATAAAAATGACAGGCGAAATCGCAATTATAATTATTAAATAACACTGGATTGGCTCTGATTACAGCATCGGCATCGACATAAGCAATTGGCCTGCCTGCGTGTTTTTTCAACATCTTCATAATAAACTGAGGCTTATGGTATACGTTTTTATGCCAATCCCCTTTATCTATGATTCCCTCAACATCACTATCAAGATTAAATCGCTTGAACGACGCCTTCAAATGCTCAACCTGCTGCTCATAGCCTGTATTCTTTGTATAAAATGATATGATTACTGGTTTTCGTATAACTGGAATATTATCGATATTCTCAAATTCAAAGCATTTTAATTCACTTTTAGGATTAAGATTTATAACCTTAATGCCTTTTCGTTCTAATGCCGGGGCTACTTTCTTAAATCCTTCTATAAATCCCTTATATACTCCGTCCTTCTGCTTCTCCGGATAACCATCATGCCACCAGCATTGCCTTCCGTCCTTGCCCTTCATGTCAAAGCCTAGCAGATATATCGGATTAGCACCCAGGCAGACGGCTAGATTTAAAGCTCCTAGCCCTGAATTAGATCCCCCTATAATGCCATTCTTTAAAGAATTGCTGAGCTTATCCCCGCTTGATTTGCTTAAGATATGTATGCCATCTGGATAGTCATATCCGGCTGAATCAAGCCAGACTTTTATGCCTTTAAAATCAGTAAATTTCTTCTTCGCCTCTATGCCTAAATCCCCCTTTGTTATCCATTTATAAAGGCTGTGATCCATTGCGAAATTAACAGTACAATCGACCTTCTCATATGCTCTGTTTATGCCGATCACCAGCTCATTTTTAAGCTTAGAGAATTCAAACCCCTTCAGGCTCTCTCCCCCGCCTATGATAAAACACCGCTGATCCTTCCATGCCTTATTAGGCAGGATATCAGAAAACATCCTTGTATCTTCATAATCAAGGGCAGCGCCATCCATATCGAATTGAGAGAAGCCAATGCTTTGCTTTTTAAGCCTCTCCCAGTTCTGCTTAACCGTGCTTTGCTTAATTCTCCGCTCCTTTCTCTGCTGCTGCATCCCCTCAATGATCAGGGCAACCCCTCTATCTCTTGTGGTTATAAATTGGCCCATTGCTATTTCATCCCCCCAGTTGTGCGCCTGACAATATCCCCACCCCTTAACTCAACCTCATATATCTCAAAACATTCAACATCTGTCTGCGCTCTGAATTGATGATATACTCCGGGCTCAATCGTTGTTGATTCGCCAGCCCAGACAACTATTTCATCTATGTTGTCGCTCCGCCAAATCCGGATCAATAGGTTCCCGGTTATAACAAAGAACATATTAGATTTTTTCTCATGGTAATGTTCTGAGCAATATCCGCCTTTTTTAATCTTTAAATGATTGACGGAAACGACTCCGTTATTGAATATCTCCTCTGTCTCACCCCAAACTTTACCGGCTTTTGGCATAACTAACGCTCCTATAAATCAATATTAAGCTAGGGAACCGGCATTAAACCGGCTCCCTAGTCTTTCAGCTTCTTAATTAAGCAATCGCACATCGCTCTTGCTGATCAGTGTCTCCAACCGCTCCGCCATAGGCCATCCAGCCTGCAACGGTGTCAACATATGCCAGCATATCAAAATCAGTAAAGGTGGTTAAATCCATGCGATAACCGGCTTTATATCTCTTTTTCGGCAAAATAACATGATACTCATCAGTTGTAGCCAGCATTGTAGTCGTGATCTGTTGGAAGTTGTAATCCAAATGCTTAGGTGAGCCTACGTAATTATCCATCTGGAAATTCAAGGCCTGTTTTATCCGGCCTCTCAACTGTAACGGAGTCAATACGATAAATGAGATATTGTCAGGTGAAATAGCATAGCCTTTGTTCGCACAAGCCAGCATGATCGTCTGAGCTGCTAGATTTAGAGTTGCAACGTCTCTGCTTGCTATATATCCGCGTGTTCCGGCTGCCAGCGTATCCGCTCCAACCTGCCAGGCTATAGCCGCTTTCGTGGCTGCCGCTGTTTCGAGTAAAGCATAGAAAGTAGCAGCGCGAATCCTGAAGGCTTCGTTCCTGAACTCAAGGGCGTTATCCTCGATTGTCCAATAGTCCTGATTGTCAAATAGGCTGCGATGCCAGTTTAAAGCTCCGCCATAATAGTCGAAATAGACATAATCCTTATCGCCTGACATCTGGAATACTTTCAACTTCTCCCCGGTCAACACCTTCTTGAATGTCAACCCGCTTTCAGTTGTAACCATTGTAAATCCATCTCGCCTGGAGCCTGAGTAATCTCTGATATCGAATATCTGCTCAAATCCGCTGTCGTAAAGTGGTATCTCATGGAATTTGTCAATAACCTCTTTCGGGGAAGCCGGGAAGTCACCAAGTACAGTAAAAGCCTGCATAGCAGCTCGCTGGGCTGTTCTCTTTTCCCGGAACTTCTTACTTACAGCATCGTCTCCCCTGAATCTTTCTGGAACAAATAAATCTGGATAGGAAAATGAAAATTGAAGCGCCTCGGCCAACATTTTCCGATGGGTCTTATTGCCCTGATCAAACTCTTTCCATTTTGTGTATATTTGCATTGTTATTCTCCCTGCGTGGCTTTATCGCCCTTAAGATCTATCTCAACCGTAGTTGCCAACGCTGTAGCTGGTTCCGTTGCAATCCCGATCCAGTAATCGCCGCTTTGATAATTCGGCCTAACAGCACTTCCTTGAATACCACTCCAATAAACCTTATCACCAGGAAGGAAGCTCCCGCCAGCTTTTGCAATCTTGTAAACTATAACCTTCTCAATGTGATAAACCAATACACATTCGTCACCTAGTGCCCGCTCTGCGTCTTCCTTACAACCCTTTGAATCATAAGTAATGTCGGTAAAAAGCAAGCCCACTGACTCTTGAATCATATAGAGCTTGCCTTCCTCATAGGTAACGCCTGTTTCTGCATGGGTGAATTTGAAACTTCGCCAATCACCCATCGGCGTTGATGTTCTAAAATTGTCTCCCAATTTCAGCTCCGGTCAATGTTTATTTGTTTCGCCCAGATGGTTGACCTTATCCATCTGCCGGAGTTTCGCCCTAACAGCCTGGCAGCTATTAGCCGAGTTTCGCCCAGGCGGTATTGGTAGGAACCGCCTGCCGGGTAAAGCTATTAATCAGGTATATGGGAAGCATCGCCTTCGCCGCCTTCGACTTCAGGCTCGCCTCCGCCTTTATTTTCAGGATCTTCTTCGGTTTTCCCTTCGAATATCTCAGCATTTACCTTATACTTATCAAGATAAGAGTCCATTTCCTCATCCACTTCTTTGTCAAGATTTTCAATATCTTTTGGAGTAAAATCAGGTTGCTTTGATTTAACGAATTTTACCTGCTTATCAGTAAGCTTACGATCTTTCATCTTCTTGTCAAATAGATCATTAGCTTTAATTTTAGCCCCTTCAACTCCCAGCTCTTTGATTTTAGTTTCATACTCAGCTTCCTTATCCGCCCATTTCTTTTCATCCTGCTCAAATTTCTTCTCTAGCCTCTCATAGCGCTTAATGTTTCCGGTCTCTTGAAAATGATCCTGTATAGTCTTGTTCTTGCCAATCTCATCCATGCTATACAGCTCATCTACCTGGATACGGCCCTCATCGATCGCAGCCTTAATCTCTTTTAATGTCATTCTTACACCTTCCTTATTTTTATTATCATCTATTTTGCCAGTTTTTGCAAACGCTTGAATCTGCGAGAGCAGAGTCGCTCCTGCAAATCCAGGTGTTTCCAATGCTGAATTACTCAACGCAATCCCGGTTACTTCCCCCACGTCAACATCATGTATATCATCCTGCACGTTTATATCGGGATTAACAACTATATCGGCCTCTATGGATGCTACATCTAGGGGGAGCTTGCTATATTCCGGATATATGTAAGCAATAGCAATCGCACTCATCTTGTCCTTAACCGTCCTGACCGTTTTACCCACAACTTCGCCTATCGATTCCCGCCCTGCATGACTTGAGTCTAGATTGTGGCCGTGAAATATCTTTGTGCCATATTGCAGCTTTTTCCATAGCTTATTTATAGCGGATGAGAACCAGGTCATTACCTTCTGGCCGATGCCTACAAAGGTTGCCCTGGCCTCCCCCTCGTGACCTACAACATAAGCCTGGAAGAGCGGATGGTCATCCTTAGCCTTAATCTCATCATATAGATCCGGGGGGATAATATTCATTATCTCTGAGGCGGCCATATGCTGTAATTTTGCTAATATTTTCACTTTATTTCCCTTTTATCATTTTAACATTACTTGACTTGACTGTCGCCTTGATTCTCCTGGCTATTACTTGAAGGGTTATTATAGGATTATGATTGTCTAACCCATATTCAATTTTTACATTTTGTATTCCTTTTACTTCTTTTCCGTCAATTCTAACTGTATTTCCAGGGCCAATATCAATACCCCTGCTTATTTCAATTAATTTTGGTATACTCATTTACTCCTCCTTGCTTATAATATTGCAAACTTCCATCTTTGGTTCACCGCCTGCATAAGTAAGATGAGTTTTCACTTTCCCGAATATTATCAAATGCAATATAATATAAGCATACTTAAATTGCCTGCTTATTAAGGCATCAATAAGGATGGCTAAATATCTCATTTCTTCCCCCTCGCAGCCCTCGCCTTTGCCATGCGATTCCGCTTTACTATGCTCTCAATGTTGTGAGTTGTAACCATTTCCTTTTTTACCGGTGCTTCCGGTTTCTTAACATACGGCAAAGTAGCGTCTATATCCTTTGTAGTTTTAATTTTGTACTTACCTTTGCTTTTTATAATTTTAGCGTCTATGTTTCGAGTTGTTATCATTTCTTTTCCTCCAATGTCCACCGATTTATTCTACTAACT